AAGAGGAGCTGGCATCGAGGGAGGAAATAGAGGGCATGAAAATCGGGGCTAACATTGGGAGAGGTAAATGAGCATTGATTTACTCAAGCATCTATCAGGAAAGTTGCAAGAGGAGATCCGGGTGATCACTGATGACGTGGCGCTGGGAAAGGCCAAAGACTTTGGTGACTACAAGCACGCGGTAGGGATGTTGCGCGGGCTAATGATTGCTAACTCAGTTATTGCCGAAACGGCAGAAAGGTACGAGGAAATCGAATGAGCATCCTGATCGGCACAAACCCCGATGATCCAGGAACAGCAACGGTCTTGCCTGAAACCGCAGAACAAAAGGCAAAACAACTTCCAGATCCTTCTGGGTATCGCATCTTGTGCGCCATCCCAGAGATAGATGAAACATATGACAACGGCATTCTCAAAGCCGGCCTTACGGTGCAACACGAGGAGCTGCTCACCACCGTGCTGTTTGTCATCAAGCTAGGACCAGACTGCTACAAAGATCCAAGCCGTTTTCCAAGTGGCCCTTGGTGCAAGAAAGGGGACTTCATTCTAGTACGCCCCCACGCTGGCACCCGGCTCAAGATTCACGGCAGAGAGTTCCGCATCATTAACGATGATTCAGTCGAGGGTATCGTAGAAGACCCCCGCGGCATATCACGCAAATAGGAGAAGTGCATGTCTACCAAACCAAACCCGCAAGAGATCACCGTAGAGGTCGAGGGCGCTGAAACCGAGATTGAGGTTGCAGTCGAAGACGATACGCCAGAACCCGACCGTGGTAGAGAGCCGCTTCCCGAAGACATCGTTAAGGAACTCGAAGCCGACGAGCTAGAGGACTACTCGGAAAAGGTGAAGATTCGCCTGAAGCAGATGAAGAAGGTGTGGCATGACGAACGCCGCGCCAAAGAGGCCGCCGACAGAGAGAGGTCAGAGGCGATTACCTTGGCCCAGAAGCTGATGGAAGAAAACAAAAAGCTGAAGGCTAAATCGTCTCACTCCGAAGTGGCGCTTATTGCGTCGTTCAAAGAGGCCAGCGCACGGCAGCTCAAAGAAGCGCAGACCGCCTACAAGGATGCGTTTGAATCAGGTGATTCAGACCGTGTATTAGAGGCGCAACAGGCTTTGAATACGGCGCAGATGCGTGCAGCGCAGGCAGAAAAACTTAAGAACGTGCCTTTACAAAAGGAAGAAACTGAGGTAAATAACCAAAATCAGCAGCCGGAGCAGCAGCCGGTTATTCAGCGGGACACCAAAGCGGCAGCGTGGCAAGAGCGCAATGCCTGGTTTGGCAAAAACCGCCTGATGACGGCCATGGCGCTTGGGTTGCATGAGGAATTAGTGGAGCAGCATGGGCAAGCCTATGCAACGACGGACGAATATTATGACCGCATCGACAAGACCATGCGGCAGAAGTTCCCCGAAGAGTTCTCCACAAAAACGCAGATTGGGGGCGGCAAGCCCAGTCAAGGCGCAAGTAAGCCTGCCACCGTGGTTGCTCCGGCATCACGAAGCACAGCCCCCAAGAAGGTTGTGTTGAAGGAAAGTCAGGTGCGTTTAGCTAAACGGCTAGGGATTGCGCCTGAAGTTTACGCCCGTGAGTACCTGAAACTGGAGAACCTAAATGGCTGAAAATAGACTTGCACGCGAGATTCAGACCCGTAGCGAAGCCGAGCGCCCCAAATCGTGGCACCGCCCGGAAATCCTTCCCGAGCCGGACAAACAGCCGGGATACGCTTACAGGTGGATTAGGGTTACGACGAACGGCCAGGCGGATGCAAAAAACATCTCAGCCAAGTTCCGAGAGGGATGGGAGCCGGTGCGTCTTGAAGAACAACCCAAGTTCAAGCTGCTGTCAGACCCCAATAGTCGATTCAAAGACAACATTGAGGTTGCTGGTCTGTTGCTCTGCAAGATGCCAGAGGAGTTTGTGGGCCAGCGAACGGCGCACTACGCCAAAGTTACCCGCGACAACATGGACGCTGTGGACAACAATTTCATGCGGGCAAGCGATTCGAGGATGCCCCTCTTTCAAGAGAAAAAATCTTCAACATCGTTTGGCCAAGGTCGTTAATTTTAGGAGTCCTTCCAAATGGCTTACCCATCAGTTGATGCCCCTTACGGGCTGATTCCGATCAATTTGATCGGCGGTCAGGTGTTTGCCGGCGCGACTCGCCAGATCCCCATCAATTCCGGTTCGGCTACCAACATCTTCTTTGGTGATGTGGTCAAACTGGGCAGCGATGGCACTCTGTCGAAAGACGTTGGCACCGACGCCGCCACCCCGGTTGGTGTTTTCATGGGCTGCTCGTACACCGACGCCACTTTTGGCAAAGTGTTCCGGCAGTATTACCCTGCAAGCACCGTTGCCTCTGACATCATGGCTTATGTCGAAGACGATCCCGATGCCTTATTCAAGGTTGCTGTGGTATCGGCCACGACCGCTATTAGCTATGTGAACCGCACCTCTGTTGGCAACAACGCTGTGCTGGTTCAGAACAGCGGCAGCACCACCAACGGCAACTCCAAAGTCGCCGTCAGCTCCACCACTGCCACGACCAGCACTTTCCCGGTTCGTGTCATTGACGTGGTTCCCGAAACAGCGTTTGCTGGATTCCCAGGCTCTTACACTGAAGTCATCGTCAAGTGGAATGCCGGAATGCACCAGTACGACAACCCGACTGGCGTATAAGGAGTAGATCATGGCAATTTCACGCGCACAGCTACTCAAAGAGCTGCTTCCTGGCTTGAACGCTTTGTTTGGTATGGAGTACAAGACCTACGGCGAAGAGCACAAGGAAATCTTCGAGACTGAAACCTCCGAACGTTCGTTTGAAGAGGAAACCAAACTGTCTGGCTTCTCCGCCGCTCCGGTGAAGAACGAGGGCAGTGCGATTGCCTACGATAACGGCCAGGAGGCATGGACTGCACGCTACAACCACGAAACCATCGCGCTGGGTTTCAGCCTGACGGAAGAGGCCATTGAGGACAACCTCTATGACACTCTGTCGAGCCGTTACACCAAAGCCCTGGCCCGTGCTATGGCGTACACCAAGCAGACCAAAGCGGCTGCTGTTCTGAACAACGGCTTCTCTTCGTCTTACAAAGGCGGCGACGGAGTTGAGCTGTTCTCGACAGCACACCCGCTGGTGTCGGGCGGCACCAACTCCAACGAACCTTCGACCCCCGCAGATTTGAATGAAACCTCCCTTGAGGCGGCAGTTATTCAGATTGCGGCGTGGACGGATGAGCGTGGGCTGCTGATTGCTGCCAAACCCCGCAAGCTGGTGGTTCCTCCGAACCTTCAGTTCGTTGCAACCCGCCTGCTCGAAACTGAGCTGCGTGTTGGAACGGCGGATAACGACATCAACGCCATCAAGAACAACGGGTCGATCCCCGAAGGCTACACCGTCAATCACTTCTTGACGGATACGGACGCCTGGTTCCTGATGACGGATGTGCCCAACGGCCTGAAGCACTTTGTTCGTACCCCGCTGGCAACGTCCATGGACGGTGACTTCGATACGGGCAACGTGCGCTACAAGGCCCGCGAGCGTTATTCGTTCGGATGGTCTGATCCGCTTGGCGCGTTCGGTTCGCCGGGCGCTTGATAGAAAGCAGAAAGGGGGTGTCAAAACCCCCTTTTTGCTCTATCATAAGGTTATCTAGGAAACCTACTTGTACAGACTGGCCTAGCAGACTTTGTAGAGACTGTACAAGGATGTGCTACAACACGAAAGGATTGTCATGGCACAGACCACGTTCCAGGGGCCAGTGCGCTCTCTGGGGGGTATCTTCCAGCAAGGCCCCAACTCTGTAGTGCCGATTACGGCTAGTACCACTCTTAATCCTACCGAACACGGTGGCCGCATTCTGACGGTTGGTGGCACGCTTGCCTCCAATGTCGTTTTGACTCTGCCCACGATTAACACGTCGGATGACCCTTCGTCGTCCGGCCCGGGCGCCGACCCCAACACTGCTAACAATGAGGGCGTGGTGTACACCATTTGGGTGCCCACGACGATTGCTACTAGCAGCCTGAAGATTGGTACTGATGGCACGGACCGTTTCATCGGCACTCTGTTGTCGGTAGACACCGATACCTCTGGCGCGATGGTTGGGTTTACCGCGGGCGCCAATGACGATTTCATCAACTTGAACGGCGGCACTACTGGTGGCGTGGTTGGAACGTGGGTGCAGATCGTTGCTATCGCCGCGCTGAAGTATGCAGTCACGGGCGTTGTTCTTGGTACGGGTACTGTTGCCACGCCGTTTGCAACCTCCTGATAAAGGGGCGACATCATGGCGATGCAAACTGACGTTAAGGCCAGTGTTGCCTTAACCAGCACAGGCCAGTTCAACGACCAAAACACAAACGCTCTTGGGCGGGTTCGCGTCAAAGCAATCTATATCATTCCGGGCGCATCGGCGGGCAGTGTGACGCTAAAGGATGGCGGATCGGGCGGGGCGACGGTGGTAGTGATTAACACCGTGGCCTCCGCGACACAGCCAACCTACATGCTGTTTCCGGGGCAAGGG